AGACCCTGATGGATATCTATCAAGATTTTTAGTTGCTTTAGAAAATAGAGAAGTAGTTACTGACCCTGTTATAGAAATATTAGATGAAATTAATATAGATATGTTGGACGAAGGAACAATGTATCAAAGTTTAGATTTACAGGATGCAAAATTAACTTCTTTAATAGAACTAAGAAATGATGCTAAAAGAAGAAACGAATATTTTTCTAAGATGTTATATGGTAGTGGTTCTATAGGTTCTGTAAATCCTACTTTAATATCAAGTTATGGTGAGGCTGGTTATGCAACTAGACCGGGATTTAATATTGACACAACTAGCGGTAGATTTAGTGATATACAAAGAATGTTATTTCGTGCAGTTAAAGAAGGTAATCTTAATAAATCAGAAGGACAAATATTACAAGAGTTAAGTCAAAACATACCACAAGAAACTAGAAATTTAACACAAGAAGAATTAGATGCATTTTTTACAAATCGTGAATTTGTAGATGAAGGTTTTGGAACTAGAGTACAAGTAGAAAATAGTAGAAATTTTATATACACATATAATCCGGGAGAGGCACAAAAGCAAAGAGGGTTTTATGCAAATCCACATTTTACAAAAACAAAAAATCAATTTGCACATGCTAGAGTAAAAGATGTATTTATATTAGATAACAATAATAATCTAAGAAAAATATTATTTGTAGATGAAATACAGTCAGACATGTATGCACATGTTGTTGATGCTATGAATAGATATCTTGAAGATACTAATCAAACAGATAGGTCAATAAATTCATTAACATCAGAGGAAGTTAAAACAGCATTAAAAGGCTCTCCTATGACTGAGAACATGCCAATAGTACCTTTAATTGGTTTTCCAAAACCTAATTTTAATAAATGGCAAGATTTTATTATTGATGAAATGAATATGGTTGCTGTAAACGAGGGATATGATGGAATATCTATTGCAAGCACAGCAATTCAAGCAGAAAGAAATGAGGGTAATTTAAAAAATAATTTTAATTTTTTAAGTTTTTATCCTTCAGTTAATTTAAAAGATATTAATATTACAAATACAGGTATAACACATGCACCCTCTGGACAAACAGTAGGACAAAGTGTTTTATTGCAAGAAGGATATTTAACACAGTTTGAAGCATCCGATACTCTTAGCAATATAGATGGAATAAAAGGTGCAGCTGCACAATACTTTGCAGATGTATTTTCAAGAGATACAAGTTCATATGAGTTTAGTTCTTATGTAAATCACGCACGTTTAGTTGGTATGACAGATGGATTTATAACTAAAGATATGAATATACCTTTAGCAGAATCAGGAGATATAACAAATTTTTATATACAAAATGTTAATTATTTAGGTAGTAGAGCAGAAGATAAAGTTGGTAGTGTTACTACAATTCTTCCTAATGACCTTGCTGATTTTATTATAGGGCAAATTAAAAATGGCATAAGGTCTCCTATGCAAAGACCTGATATAAATCTTGTAACTGCTGAAGAAATTAGAACAGAAGATGGTAGAAGTATTATAAATCCACAAAGATTATTACGTAATGCAGGTAATCAAGAACCATTAGGTGCTGGTTATATTAATTTTAGAAAATTAACTCCCGGACAAACACAACAGTTTTTTGCTAAATCAGGATGGGATATTTACAGTGATGTATATCCAAATAAATTTAAAAAATCTTTAGATAAATTAGGTGTTAAGTTTAATGTAGAAGGTAAGTCTGTAAAAGATATATTAGCTGAAGTAGATAATGAGTTGACAATAGACAATGCATTAGACAGAGACTTTCATTCTAATAGATTTTTTGATACACCTTACGATGAACTAATACAAGAGGAACAAAATCAAGTAGATGAAATAATATTTAGATTAAAAGGAGAAATAAATAATAGAAAGGGTAGCACTTTATTATTACAAACAGCATTTAAAGATGGTGCAAGACTACTTAATAAAGGTCAGCCTACAAAAAAACATCAGTCAAGGTTTAATGTGCCTGTGTTTACTTTTGATACTGATGCGCAAGTAGAAAATAAACCTGCTAAATATTCTAGTACACCAGCAGATGCACAGAAAGCTAGTTATTGGAAAAGAATTGTAAATTTTTTAGGCAATCTTACAGAGAGTAAATTTTTTAGTGGTTTAGGTGCATTACCAGAAAGAAAAGAATATCAAAGAATAAAAGGATTAACTGCTGGTGAAATAACTAAAGCTGAGAAAGTAGCTAAAGATTTTTATAATGATTTAGGACAGTATTTAAATCCTAGAAAATCAGGTAAATCTAAACAAGAACTTAATAGAAATGTTGAAGAATTCAATGCTTTTATTGAAGGTGGTATGGATGCAGACTCTGCGCTTATAACTGATGAAGGTTTAAGAAGGGTTGCAGTAAAAAGTAAACAAGCTATAGACAGAATAGGACAGATGTTAGTTCAAAGAGGTGTATTGCCAAGGTCTAAGTTTGAAGAAAATAGAGGAACGTATCTGCCTTTGTTATATATGAAGCATATTTTAAACAATCCTACAGGCACTAAGTTTTCATATACAAAAGCACGACAAGATTTAACAGATGAAACTAAATTAATATTAGGTGATATAACAGAATTATCACCAGAGTATAGAGTATTAGCAGGTGTGCAAAGACCATTGCGTGATATGGCTATATTAGACTTTTTTAATCAAGTATCTAGGAATCAACAATGGGCAATACGTAATGATGATATGTTAGTGACTATTGAGCAAGGTGGAGTAGAACAAAAAGTTAGTGCCTTATGGTTATTAGAAGAAGCTAAAAGATTAAGAGAACAGGCTACATATTTTGAAGTAGGACAGCCTGAACAAGCACAATCTATGAGAAGTCTTGCAAAACAATATGAAGATTTAGGTATGCCAGTAGCAGAGAGACTCGGATATGGTGCAGATAAACCTTTAGATGAAAACTTTAAACGATTACCTACTACTAAACAGTATGGAATGATGAGAGGTGTAGCTGTTAGAAAAGAAATTTATGATGATGTCATAGGTACTTTTACTATGGGTGATACTGATAATGCATTTAGTAAATCTATAGCTGCTTTAGAAAAAGGCACAAGTATATGGAAGTTAATGAAAGTGCCTTTGAATCCACCAACTGTAGTACGTAATGTAGGTTCTAACATGATACTTATGAATCTAGTAGGTGGTGTGCCTATACATAAAGTTATACCTAGAATGAGACAGGCTATAAAAGAAATAAGTAGTGGAGGTAAACATTGGCAGATAGCACAGGATTATGGCATTAAAAATACACAATTTACTAGCCAAGAAATGCTACAAATAAGTGAGGAATATTTAGATTTACTACAAGAAGTAGACCAACTAGGACCGGTTGCTAAGTTTTTTAGAATGCCAAAATTTTTAGCTGCAAAAATAGGTAAGACTGCTGGTGATGTATATCAATTTACAGAGTCAGTAGGCAAGACCGCAGTAATGATAGATGCTATGGAGAGACAAGGACTGTCTGAGTTTGATGCTTTTCAACTAGCGCAGAAAGCATTGTTTGATTATTCAGATGTGCCTATGGCTGGTAAGTTATTTAGGAAAGCACCAATAGGTATGCCTTTCTTTACATTCTATTACAAAGCATTTCCAGCTTTAGTAGAGACAGCTATTAATCACCCATTTAGATATGCACCATATGTAGCATTATCAGCCGGACTTACTCAACTTACTGCATATGCATTTGGATTTGAAGATGATGAAGAAGAAAGATTACAAAAGTCTTTAGAACCTTGGCTTGCTAGAAGAACAGGTGTGTATGTATTACCTTTTAAAGATACAGATAATAGATATCAGTTTTTAGATATAGGTTACTTTTTTCCTTGGACTATGTATACAGATGCAGCAAGAGATGTTGCTAATGGTGATTTTTTTGAAGCACAAAGAACAACAGGATTTTTATCAGGACCTTTTTCAGATATTTTCTTAGCAATTAAAACAAATAAAGACCCGTTTACACAACGTACTATATGGGATAAGCGTGACCCTGTAGAAGATAGAATACAAAATATGTTTTGGTATATGTATAGTTTAGGTATGCCATCATGGTTAACACCTAATGGTGCTATAAGTAAAACTGTTAAAGCATTACAAGATACACCTAGACCTAATGGTTCACCCGGAGATACTATACCGCAAGCAATATTAAGATTTGTTGGTGTAAACGTATATGGTATAGATACAAAAGATACAAGAACAAGAAATATAAAAGCTATGGAAAGAGAGTTAGAAGATATAAAACAAAGATATAGATTTCGTAGAAGAGATGCACGTTCTAAAGGCGAGACAGAGGAGCAAAAAGAAAGACAAAGGCAAGCTTATATGCAATTAATAAAAGAAAAGAAGCAAGAATTACAAAACTATAAAAGAGATACAGCATTACCTAGAAGTGTTTTAGAAAGAAGGAGTAGATTCCAAGATGGACAGAGATAAATTAGTAAAAGAAATAATACAGGATGAGGGATTTATATATGAGATATATCACGACCATTTAGGATATCCTACTTTTGGTGTTGGACATTTAGTAATACCAAAAGATAAAGAATATGGACAGCCAGTAGGCACACCAGTATCAGAAGAGAGAATATTAGAATGTTTAAACTATGACATAGATATAGTATGTATGGAACTAGATAAGAATATGCCTTGGTGGAAAGATTTAGATGATGATAAACAAAGAGTGATGGCTAATATGGCATTTAATTTAGGACTACCTAGATTGAGTAAGTTTAAAAAATTTTTGAAGGCTATGGAGGAAGGAGATTTCAAAACAGCTGCTGTCGAAATGATGGATAGTAAATGGGCGACACAGGTAGGTAACAGAGCCAAGCGATTGAGAGATAGAGTGGAATCGTGACTGAGGCACTAGACTTAGTATCAGAACTAGGATTACCCATAGCTAGTGGGTTGATAATGGCTTTCTTTATATTCTTAGTGATGAAACAAATGATGGATGGTTTAGTAGATGAAATCAAAACTATAGAAGGTATATCTAAGATGCTTATAACTAGAGCATCTACCATGAACAACGACATAATACGTATAGATACCAGTGTATCGAGTGCGTTAAACATATCGCCAGACTTAGAGCGTATAGCTAGAGCAGAGAACTTTGTAGAGGATGGCAGTATAGATGCAAGGCGTGACTAATGGATATGGATATTGCCAAGTTAGTACAGGACTTTGGTTTCCCTGTGGTGATGGTAGGTGGACTAGGATACTTTGTTTATTTTGTATGGCAGACTATAACTAACAAGATAGACCCAGCTGTTAGCGAAATGAAAACAACTATCATCAGACTAACAGACCAACTTAGATTGCTAGACCAAGATATGATACGCCTACAACAAAAGGTAAATACAGTTTTAGAATTAAAAGAAAAAGAAAAACAAAATGAAAAAAGAAAGAATTAAACAAATAGAAAGAGAGCAACTTGTATCAATAGACAATGTAATATTTGAACCTATGCCAAAGAAAAGACCTTCTCCAAGAGACAAGTACATTTATGAATATACTAATGCAGAGTTTGAAAAAGATTTTATACAGTTAGATAGAATGATTAGAGGAGTATCTTTGTCTGTAATATTTTTAACTGTAGCAGGAATAATGTTCTCAATTTATTTAATGTAATGCATAGGGAAAAACAAAAAGTATTATTTATAATTTGTATATTAGGTCTTGCTAATATCGTGTTGATTTCTTTGACACTTAGTGCTGATGAAATGACACACAAGTTTAAGAATCCTAGTTTTTCAGGTATTGGTACATCTAGTCATTATTTAACTATTGAAAATCAAGAGTTTTCTAGGAAGGAAGCTGTACGTGAGGAGATAAAAGCTTATGCAGAAGAACTAGAACGTGAAGCTGAGAATACTACATTAGCTAGATTTATACGTAATTTAGAATCACGTATATATGCACAGTTATCACGACAGTTGGTAGATAATTTGTTTGGGGAGTCGACATCAGACTTTGGAATCTTAGAGTTAGAGGGTAACACTATTGAGTATAGGGTTGAGGATGACAAAGTAACATTATTAATTACAGATGAAGAAGGCAATACAACAGAAATTACTGTACCTCTCGGTTCTTTTACTTTCTAACTGTGCATTAATTATACCTCCGTTAGAAAATGCTATACCTCCCATAAGAGATATAGAGCCGGCTGAGATAGGTATCTTACTAACTGAGTTATCTAATGTAGATAAACCTATAAAGAAACCGGTAGTGGCTGTTTACACAAAGTCTTTTGAAGATAACACAGGACAGCGTAGAAGTAATAGTCAGTATGCTAGTTTTAGTACAGCAGTAACACAAGCACCTGATGCATATTTGATTAGAGCATTAAAACATTCAGAAGTTTTTGACGTAGTAGAGCGCACAGGTTTAGATAATCTTACAAAAGAAAGACAGATTATACGTTCTGCTAGAGAAAAGTTTGATGAGAAACAAGAGTTAAAACCTTTATTGTTTGCCGGTTTATTAATGGAAGGCGGTGTAATTAGTTATGAAACTAATGTTAAATCAGGTGGTGCAGGTGCAAGATACTTAGGTATTGGTGCATCAAAAGAATATAGACAGGACTCTGTAACTATATCTTTACGTACTGTATCTGTCTTAACAGGTAAAATATTAATAGAAGTTTTAGTTACTAAGACAATACTTAGTGCATCTATATCATCTGATGTGTTCAAATTTTATACAAATAATACTGAATTAGTTGAAATAGAAAGCGGTATAGTAGAAAATGAGTCTATAAATATTGCTTTGCAGATGGCTATTGAAACAGCGGTACTGCAAACAATAGAGGAGGGTTATGAAAAAGGTTATTGGAAACAAAAGGACTTTAATTAAGTTATTGTTTTTATCTTTATCTTTTAGCGTATACACAGCTGACAATGAAGTTTATATAGACCAGTCAGGTGCGACATCTAATCTTGATATAGAGCAAGTTGGTGGTAGCGGTAACATTATAGGTGGTGCTGATGCAACAGCTGGTGCTTCTAATATGACACCTTTAGATTTAGATGGCACAACAATGACTTTAGATATTCTACAAAAAGGTTCTACTAATAAGTTTCTTGGAGACATATGGGCAGATACCTATACAGGTTACTTTTCATTTATAGGTGACAGCAATACTTTTAATATGTCTACAGATGAAACTAATGCTACGGGCGCAGATGGTTCTAATGTAAACGTACAAGTTACAGGTAATACTAATACTATGACACTTAATCATGCTATGACTGCACTAGCAGCTAACTTAGATTTAGATTGGACTGTGCAAGGTGGAGGTAATAGTATTACAGCAGCTATAGATGTAGATGGTGCAACTAACTTCATGGATATTGATGGTGATGATAATACTGTAACTTATGATGGCGATGGATATGCCGGTGGTTATTTTTATCTTGACCATACAGGAAGTACGAGGACTTTTAATA